CAAACAAGTTGAAGTACAATGTTTGTACTCTTGACTTTACTACTCCGTATATTCAAAATAAGAAAAGCCGAGCGAAGGAAACTTCAGAGACTTTACTTTTCTTTTGCTGGGATACGGATTCATATCGACTACTGAAACCTCAGAGTGTCACCAGTGTAGTTCCTTTATCCGCCATTTTAAAGAATGGGAGATAAATTATGGAATTACATGAAGCCCCAGAAGTGTATGAAAGAATCATACATGATGATGGAGACAGAGGAAACCAGGTACGTCTCACAATATCAACCTTTCGAGGAGTAGAGTATCTAAGCCTACGAAAGTATTATTTAGACTTTGAAGAAGAATGGAAGCCTAGTACTGAAGGTATTTCTATGAGAATTGACTTTAATAACTCAAGAGAGCTGTTTATAGGATTAGTAGAGATACTTTCCTTGGCTGAAAGTAAAGAGATTATTGAGGAACACTTCAAAGATTTAATTCAGAATATCTACAAATAATTCTTGACAATTTAGGTAAAATAGCCTATAATATCTATAAATTATAGGAGAAACTTTACGCATGGAAATTCTAGATTATTATAGTGAAATGTACTATAGAGGCACTCCCGTCATTAGTGATAAGGAGTTTGATGCCCTAGCACTTAGTGCTAACTATGAAAGTGTAGGTCACTCACAGAAGTCCGGCTGCCCTCATCTACATCAAATGTATTCATTACGAAAGGTATTCGATATAGATGAGGTAGAGAAAGCATTTCTAGATAACTGTGTAGTCACTGATAAACTAGACGGAGCTGCTATCTCTCTGATTTATAGTGGCGGAAAACTAAAAGCGGCTCTCACTAGAGGTGATGGCATACGCGGACAGTTGATAACTGATAAAGTAAGATTTTTAGTACCAAATGAAATAAGTGATAAGAATACAGTACAGATTACTGGAGAAGTTGTAGCACCTAGTTCAATTCCTAATGCAAGAAACTATGCAGCGGGTGCGCTTAACTTAAAGTCTATATCCGACTTTATACAAAGAGAACTAACTTTCTTTGCGTATGACATGGTTCCTAATAATACAGCTCTTTGGAGTTCTCAGATGAACTACCTGTTTCAGCAGGGGTTCAGAACTGTACTAACAGACAATGCAGATAAATTTCCTAAAGATGGAAAAGTTTATCGCATAAATGACTATCCAAGGTTTCTACAGGCAGGTAAGACAGCACATCATCCTAAAGGAGCGTTCGCCTTAAAAGAACAAAAAGATGGCGTAGTTACAACTCTCAATGATGTAGTCTGGCAGGTTGGCAAAAGCGGTGTCGTAAGTCCTGTAGGAATCTTGGAACCAATTACTATTGAGGACGCTACTGTTAGTAGAGTCACCCTGCACAACATAAAGTTTATAGAAATGATGAAACTTGAAATCGGTTGTCAAGTAGAAGTTATACGCTCAGGGGAGATTATACCAAGAGTAGTAAGACGAGTTGATTGAAAAAGTTTTTGAGCTTTAAAAAAATAACTCTTGACTTTTATCTTATAGTCCCGTATAATATACTTTCAAAATTAGAGGAAGATATAAATGACACAAATCCAAGCACCAACACACTGTCCTTCTTGTGACAGTATGCTTGAAGTTGTGAACTATTTACTTTATTGTAGGAGTCCTTCTTGTGAAGCACAATCTGCAAAAAAGATTCAGCACTTTGCAAATACACTCAAAATCAAAGGTCTAGGCGAAGCTACTATCAGTAAACTAGGTATTACTGATATTAATGAGCTATACACTTTAGATTGTGATACTATTTGTGAATTGCTTTCCTCTGAAAAACTTGGAGTAAAACTGTATGACGAGATTGAAAAATCTAAGTCTGCGACTCTGAATGACCTACTTCCAGCTTTCAGTATTCCTTTAATTGGAAAAACTGCCTCTGCAAAGATTTCACAAGCAGTAACTAATGTGGAACATATAAATCACACTACGTGTGAAATTGCAGGACTAGGAGAAAAAGCTACTCAGAATCTTGTAGAGTGGGTGGTACATGAGTACCCTTACTACGCGGGATTACCTTTTAACTGGAAGTTTACTAAAGTAGTACAAAAAGCAACCAAAGGAACTGTCTGCATCTCTGGTAAGTTAAAGAGTTATAAAACAAAAACAGATGCGCACAAGGATCTTGAGGCTTTAGGCTACAATATAAAGAGTAGCATTACAAAGGATGTAACGATTCTAGTGAATGAAAGCGGTATAGAATCATTAAAAACAAAAAAAGCCAGAGAATCTGGCATAACAATAGTTGATAACTTACAACAATTTTTATTGGAGAATTAATATGGCAGTTCCAAAGTGGACAGAAGAGCGTGTTGCCGCGCTTACTAATTTCGTAGGAGACGAGTCTCCTGTATCTCAGGCTACTGTAGTTGAAGCTGCAGAAACCCTGGAAACCTCATCTCGTTCAGTTTCTAGCAAACTGCGTAAGATGGGCTTTGATGTAGAGCTTGCCTCTGCTTCTAATAGCAAAGCATTCAGTGACTCACAGGCTGATACCCTTGCTACTTTTGTTACCGACAATAGCGGTAACTACACTTACGCGCAGATTGCTGAGCTTTTTGAAGGCGGTCAGTTTACTGCTAAGCAGATTCAGGGTAAAGTACTTTCCCTTGAACTGACTGGTCACATCAAGCCAGCCCCCGTCAAAGAGTCTGTAAAGACTTACTCAGATGATGAGGAAGTTGCATTTGTAGATATGGTTAATAACGGCTCTTTCGTTGAAGAAATTGCTGAAGCCATGAATCGCAGTGTAGCCTCTGTACGCGGTAAGGCTCTCTCCCTGCTTCGTTCTGGTGCGATAGCTTCTATCCCTCGCCAGAAAGAAACTAAGTCTGCTACTAAGGAAGACCCTTTGGCAGGCGTAGAGAACATTACTGAAATGACAGTAGAAGAAATTGCTACTGAAATCGGTAAGACTGTTCGTGGTGTTAAAACTATGCTAACTCGTCGTGGTCTGACAGCGTCAGATTATGATGGTGCTGCCAAGAAAGAAAAAGCAGCACAGTAAGTTAGACTTCGAGGCGAGTGTAGAGTAACCCTCTGCACTCGTTTTTTAGCGTTCGGGAGAAATGTGATTGAATCTAGCTAGTGCTTTTATAAAGCAGGTCATTGAGTGTCGGGATTCTGATACCTGGAGTCTTACGCGCAGAAATTACCTGCCAAAAGAATTTCATGTCATTTATGATGTGATAGACAAGCACAACGAGAAGAATCATCATTTGCCTACATTTGATGACCTTCAGTACGCTGTCCGTGATGCTGTAGCAAAAGAGAAAATCTATGCTATACAGAACGGAGAATCCGTAGAAGCTGACCCGTATTCCCTTCTTCAGTACTTGAAGAATGAGTACGCACAGAAAGAGATTCTCACATCTCTCGAAACCTATGTAGATAATTCTGTAGCATTTAATGATGCGGAAGAATCTATTGATGAGCTTCATCAGATTGTTCTTGATATTGAAGATAAAGTAGATATTAAAGACCCAGATGAGAGTATGCAAAGTATTCCATTGTGGGAATCTGAAGAAGACTTACAGAAGTATGTTGCGCTTGGTCTTAATTACGATTATGACCACGAGATTCAGTTCTCTCCGAGAGACTTGATTCTTGTAGGCGGGAAGCGGGGTTCAGGCAAGTCTATTACTTGTTCTAACCTTGCGAATAACATGATAGCTTCTGGCAAATCTGCTATTTATTTTACTATTGAAATGGATAGTAGGTCTATTCTTCAACGCTGTTGTTCAATGGCAACGGGTGTACCATTTTCTAGACTGAAAATGAAAAACCTAAGTGTTGTAGAGTGGGAGAAAGTTGCTTCTTGGTGGGCTAATCGCTACACCGAAGGCTCGGAACGCCTGAAAGAGTACCATAACCACAGAGACTTTGACAAGTTACATACGAGTTTAAAATCTAACCATGAGCTTCTCCCGACTCAGCAGTTAGATGTAGTCTACGATGCTGGACTAACTCTCCCTAAAATTCGTGCTACTTTGGACAAACAAGTAGCTCGAATTAAACCTGGAATTGTAATTGTGGATTATCTAAATCAAGTAAGGCGTTCCAATCTTCCCTCTAAAGGCGGTCAATATGATTGGACAGAACAGATTGAAGTAAGTAAGGCACTCAAATCTATGGCACAGGAATATGAAGTACCTGTGTTCTCTCCTTATCAGACAGACGCAACAGGCGAAGCACGTTTTGCAAAAGGTATTCTAGATGCGGCAGATGCTGCATTTGCCCTTGAAACGTGGGAGCAAGAAGATGCGTGTGTCACCTTCAATTGTGTAAAAATGCGGTCTGCTTCCATGAAATCTTTTACTTCAAAGATGGACTGGGAGACTTTAAGAATTGGCCCAGAGGCTGCACTCTCTCCCAAAGAAAGAGAGGACTCTGAGCTAAAATCTGATGAAGAGATTGATGATATATAAAAAATAGTTCTTGACTCTCCAGTTGTTTTTCGGTATAATATACTATATTTTTGACAACTGGAGATTATTTTTATGATGGTTTACACTTGTAGTTCTTATCGACCTTTGTCTCGTAGAAGAAAAAAGCTACCTCCACGCCCTCGAAAAACAGCTCGTAAGTTTGAAGAGTATGTACCAGCAGAAGCTCCTTATAGACGCTCTACGCCCGAGTACAAATCTGTAGTATCAAACAAGAAGATTGAGGGTGCAGAGGTAGAATTTTTCAAGAAAGAAATATCTAAACAATACCCTGTTGCTCCCGCATATAACAAAGGAGCTTATCAAGTAATATCTAACAATGATATAAAACACATAGGTAAGTAGTAATGTTAGAAGACTTAATAGAATTTATAGAAAGTCTGCTTGACCCTGAACAATTTGGTCATGCAGTAACAGAAGAAGTAAGAGACGAAGCAAGAAAATTATTAGGAATAGAGCCAGTATTAGATGACAGTACAAGAATTACTAGCGAAACAATCCATTAACTTCACCCCAAAAGGGCAGGATTTTGTAGTACCGTGCTTAAACCCAGAGCATGATGACAAAAATCCAAGTATGCGTATAGACCAGATTACTGGTGTATTTAATTGTTTTGCGTGTGGTTACAAAGGTAATATTTTTTATAGGTTTGGAGAGAAGGTAAGTCAGCTAGGAATACGCAGAGACCTTTTAAAGAAAAAAATTAGACAGAAGCGTGCGGAAACTGTAGGCTTATCTTTTCCTTCAAACTCTATACCTTACATAGGTAACTGGAGAAATATCAGACCAGAAACGTACAAAAAGTTCGAAGCCTTCCAAAATAGTGAAAAAGATTTTGTAGGAAGAATTGTGTTTCCTATTCGAGATATATCTGGAAATATAGTAGCATTTCAAGGCAGACATACGTCGAATGGAGACCCAAAATATAAGTTTGTACCAGCAGGAGCTAGACTACCTCTTTACCCTGAAGTAAATGCACGAGAAGGGAAAATAATACTTGTGGAGGGAGTTTATGATGTGTTAAACTTATATGATAAAGGATTAAGGAACGCAGTGTGTTGTTTCGGCACTCAGAACCTCAATGAAGCTAAGCTAACTCTTGTAAAGATGCAAGGAGTAGAGCAAGTAGATATATTCATGGACGGGGACGATGCGGGGCAGAGAGCTGCAGAAGAAATAAAGATTCTATGCGAGAAAGTTGGTCTCACAACCAGAAACGTACACCTAAAAGGTACTGACCCTGGTGCATTGAATGAAAACCAAGTAAGAAGTTTGGAGAAAAAATTATATGCCTAAAGTTGCATTAGTAGAAACTAAACCTAGTAGAACGAATTTCAAGAAAGAATTTGACAATGCTTTTGAATTTGACCAGTTCCAACTGTGTTCAAATCCTACCATAAAGAAAGTTCTAAAACGAGATTGTGATATTGATATTGACCCTAGTCTTTATGACTGGGTAATTCTCGTTGGAAGTGAAGCATTGAAGTACTTTACCAAAATAAACTCAGTCACAGAATATTCCGGTAAGCGTGTAGAGAAAAAGTTTCTACCCGTAATTAATCCGTCTATGCTTGCTTTTAAACCAGAAGCCAAGCGTACCTGGGAAGACTCTAAGTCTAACATCATTAAGTACATTAGTGGCGAAATTTTGGATAAAGAAATAGATGATAGTATTGCTTTTGGTATCGAAGATACTGCAGAAGCTAATGCTTTTATACAAGCTGCAATTGACCATCCTGGTGAGTACATTGCTCTCGACTCAGAGACTACTGGACTTTATCCTCGTGATGGTTATATGCTTGGCTTGTCTTTATGTTATGATGGCGAACGTGGTGCGTACATAAACACAGACTGCCTTGACGAGACTACAGAAAGTCTTCTTGCTGAGTTATTTCGTAAGAAGATTGTAATCTTTCATAACTCCAAGTTCGATATGGCATTTTTCGAGTATCATTTCAATTTCGAGTTTCCTCGTTTTGAAGATACTATGTTGCTATCCTATCTTATTAACGAAGTCCCAGGTAATCATGGTCTGAAAACATTGGCTGTAAAACATACTCCATACGGAGACTATGAGAAACCAATGTATGATTGGATGGATGAATATCGTAAAGAACATGGCATACTCAAAGGTGACTTTCAGTGGGAGTCTATTCCATTTGATGTTATGAAAACTTATGCTGCCATGGATTCATTAGTAACTTTTCTAATCTTCGAAAAGTTTAAAAAGATAAAACAAAACCCAAAACTCTTATGGGTATATGAGAATATTCTATTACCAGGCACTCGTTTCCTGACTGACATTCAGGACAATGGTGTTCCTTTTGATAAAGTTCGTCTATATAAAGCTCAAGAAATTATGCAGTCTGACATAGACAAAGCTATTAATACTCTCTATGCAAACCCTAAAGTTAGCGAGTTCGAGGTATACAATGGAAAACCTTTTAATCCAAACAGTACAGTACAGCTTCGCTCTTTACTTTTTGATTGGCTTGGCTTATCCCCTACTGGCAAGAAAACAGGAACAGGTGCAGACTCAACGGATGCGGAAGTACTTGAAAGACTTGCCGAGGATTCGGAAGTACCAGGACTTATCCTTGACATACGTCAAAAATCCAAAATTAAGAATACTTATCTGGACAAAATCATACCACAGTTGGACAAAGATAGTCACTTACGTACTGGTTTCAATCTTCATAGTACAACTTCTGGCAGGCTTAGTTCTAGTGGTAAACTAAATATGCAGCAGCTTCCTAGAGACAATCCTTCGGTTAAGGGTTGTATCAAAGCTACAGCGGGGTCAAAGATAGTTGCAATGGACTTGACTACTGCAGAGGTATATGTTGCAGCAGTACTGGCACAAGACAAAGCATTGATGGATGTGTTCCGTTCTGGCGGAAACTTTCATAGTGCTATTGCTCAAAAAGTATTTAGACTTCCCTGTGAAGTAGAACAAGTAGCAGAGTTATATCCTGTGGAAAGACAGGCAGCTAAGGCTGTTACCTTTGGTATTATGTATGGTGCGGGTGCAAGAAAAATCAGTTCAGAAGTTACAAAAAGCTCTGGTTCTTTCTTCAGCCCAAGCGAGGCTCAAGAAGTAATTAGTGATTACTTTAAATCTTTTAGTGGCCTGAGAAAATGGATTACTCAAAATGAGAAATTTATTGAAACGAATGGTTTCATTTATAGTTACTTTGGTAGGAAGCGACGCTTACCCAACGTTGACTCTTCCGATAAGGCTATTCGAAGTCATACAATTAGGTCTGGTCTTAATTTTCTGGTGCAGTCTACTGCTTCTGATATTAACCTTCTAGGTGCAATTGACATGAATATTTATATGAAAACTCATGGTATGAAATCAAAAATATTTGCTCTAGTTCATGACTCTATTCTGGCAGAAGTCCCGAATGATGAGATTGAACACTATAGCGAGAAACTACAACACTTTGTTCAACTTGATAGAGGTGTCAGTATTCCAGGTGCTCCCGTAGGATGCGACTTTGAAATAGGTGACGACTACTCTATGGGCAAGTGGGATAAACTATATGGTAGTGACATTTAGAGGTCTTTCTACTATCTCTTTTCCAATCTATCCACTGCCTTCTTCTAACTGGGAGTCAGTGGACGGATTGTTATTTGTAGATGGTAAAGTAGTAGACGATAAAAATATGTCAGGAGAAACTCTTGGTATACGAAGACTACAAACCTCTTTTAACCTTCTTCCTTTAACAAAAGCCCTTGTTGATTTTACTGGAATGATAAAGCAAAGAAAAAATATATTTATAGATAGTAAAGGAGTTCCCTTTCTTTACCATAAAACAACAATGGTTCCACTTAAATATAAAAAAATTAAACGAATAGATAGAAAAGTTGTGGCAAGTGTTCTTTATTTGGAAGAAGAGAAACAGCCGCTGAAAATTATCC